CAAGGACGCGATCACCGGATTTCCGAAAGTTCTTCGTGCGCCCGAGAAAGGTCCCCATCGACGTGTTGCTCGCGTTCGGATGATCGAAGCGGGACTTGATGCCGTGCGTCGCCTGATTCCCGAGTGCCACCACTTGCTCCATCGTGGTCTGATCGATCGCGGAGTCGTGGCCCAGTGCCGGACCTTCACTGATCACGGAATACCCGTAGATGATCCCTTGCGCCCGATCAACCGGCGATGACGCGATCGGCGTCCCGTCACGGAGGACAATGCCGCGCGCGACACCAGAGCGATGCCAGCGGCCTTCTCCGTCGAGGCCCAGGTCCAGCGCGTCATCGAGCACTGCGGCTAGGTTTTTCATGTCGTCCACTTCATCCATCGCTGTACCCTCGCAAAGGCATAGGCTTCGTCTTGCACATTCGCCGGTTGCTTCGCTGGCTGCGTAGCTGGCTGCTCCTCCGGTTCCTCTGCAGGTCGTCCCGGTCCTGGTGTCGTGGCCGGCGGCGCCAGCCCCAGTTCCTTCCGTCGCTCGTCTTCGCGTTTCCGCTGCACCATGACGTCTTCCCAATCACGGCCTTGCGCCCCGCACTCATCGGCCAACGTCGAGAGGCCGGCCTCGATCGCGATCTTGGAGGATTCCACTTCCTTGACCGGATCGACCCAGCCCCAGCCTGGCGCAATCCAGGAGACGCGGTTCCAGTCTTCGCGCTGCTCGCCAAAGAGATCGACAGCCGGCAACTCTTCGCGCAGCCACGCCTCCTCCAGCACCCATTCCCAGCACGGTTGACAGAGGCGAGCGGCAAGCCAGGTTTGATCGGCGCGGAAATACCGGCGGGCTTCCAAGAGGGCGGCGCGGGCGCTGCTGTAATTCGTTTTGGAAAAGTCTTTGAGGACCAATTCAAGCGGGAGCCCGAGCGAACTCCCGATGCTACGCAGCACCGCTTCCACGAACGGCGCAAAAGTGCCACTCGGGCGCTTCGGATCGCCGAACGTCACGGACTCACCGGCGTTCAAGTACTCGATCATGCCGGGTTCGAGCGAATCGAGCTTGCGGCCGGCCGCATCGATGTTCGTGTTGCTCTGGAGGTTGCCGTAGGGATCGGTTTTGGTAACGAAGGCGGCGAAGCAGGCGGCCACACGCGAGGCCACAATCTCCGCTTCGAACATATCGCCCAAATCTTTGAAGGCCGAGAGGACGGGTGCAAAGAACGGCTCACCGCGCGTCTGCCCAGGCCGTTTCACCGCGTAGAGATGCAGCACGTTTTTCCGACCGGCCGCGTTCACGGCGGGATAGCGCACCCAGTCCTGTGTGCCAGCGACTCCAGCTTGACCGAGCAGAATGTCGCCCGGATGGCGCTTGCGGATGTGATAGGCGATCGGCTGGCCCCGGTCACCGAGCTCGATCCCGTCGCGCATGCTCCGATTCGTCGTCTGTCCCGGTGGGGTGCTCACCCGATCGGCTTCGATGACTTCCAGCGCCAACCGATAGCGCCGGCCTGGTTCGTCCGAGATCATGAGCGGCAAGATAAACACTTCGCCGTTCTCCAGGATCTGGCGCTTCACCAGCCCCTGTATTTCGTAGAAGTCCATGCGGTTCTGGCTGTCGGCGGTGGGACACCAGCGGCGCCAGGCGCGTTCGGCTTGGCGAGCAAACACGGTGGCCTCCTCCGGCGTGATCGCCAAGGCCTCCGCATCAGGGCGGCTTTGTGGCTTCAGCCCAGTGCCCACGACATTGGCCACGACGGTGCCAGTGATTGCGCTGGCATGGGCATCGTTGCGGTTCAGATCGCGGGAGCGTTGACGGAGCGTGGGCAGATCCCCGAGCAGATCGGCGTCAGCGGAGCCGTTCAAAGCCTTCCAATCGCCACGCAGGCGCGACTTTTCCGCCCCGCGATAGGTGCTCAGCATTTTCGTGTGGGCCCGGGCCTGCAGGCGAGACAGACCCCAGCGTGGGGCAATCACCGCAATGGCCGAGTCTACGTAGGCGCCGAGCCGTTCCATGGTCGTAAGCGTGATGCGGGGGACTTCGCGCAGCGTCATGTGGGGCGGCTTTCGAAGGCGGCTAAGGTGCCGAGCCTTCCGTTGGAGGCAGCGGTGGACTGACGCAGCATGAGTGATTTTTCTATTTCAAGAAGTTGGTTGTAATCGTGCCGCACTCGACGCCCGTTGTATTCCCACTCGATCGCGCCACCAGCGACGAGCGCGGTGTTCATCGCGGTGCGCACGTTCTCCAGCATGGTCTCGATCGTGGGTTCTGCCATCGGTGCTCCAAAAAGATAAACGCCGCCCCAAGAGGAACGAATTCCTCTCAAGACGGCGTTCAGGGGTATCCTGAAATGGCCGCAACTACTTATTTACGCACTGAGCACATGCTTCGCGGATGGCACGGTTTCTGACGCAATGCGTCGATCGATAAAATCCCGTCGCGTGACACCGCCGCGATAACATTCGATGACAATTTGCCCCGTGAAATCCATCGGCAACTGCTCAAGATCCTTCTCGACCCAGTGGGGAAGTTTCATACGGTTTCAGGAAGTAACAGAAAACCAAAATGTCGTCAAGAGGGTTGTTGCAACGGTAGTTTAGTCTGTAAGGGTTAGTCCTGCACCGTCTTTTTCAGATACTCGCGCACGAATTCTACCAAATCTGCCCGCAACACGTACCGATGACCGATACTATCGTTGACATAATGCAGCTTCCCTTGTTCGAGATAATAATGAACCTGCCCACGATTCATATTGAGTAGCACCGCGATCGCAACAGGGCTGAAGGTAGGAAAGTCTGGCACGATCAGCACCAGTTCCTCAGCCACAGGCGGCATGGGAACCTCCTTCGACGTCGGCGGGACTGGCGGCGTGGGATCGCGTTCTCTGCCTACCCAGCCCTTGCGCCGTGGGTTCCAGCTCATGCATGTGTCCTACTCACTCGGAAGGTTTTCTATTTATACGGACGACGCATTTGCAGTGATTCAACGCTTTTGAGTATGTCGCCAAGCCGCGCGAAGCTTGATCGGCAGTCCTCGACACGCGCGCGCATGACTCTGACCGCTTGCTGTAGCTCCCTCCAGCATTCCTCTTGCTTCGTACTCTTTCTCGCCTTCAGTCGCGCCCAGAGCTTCTGATGGATTGAAGGTCTGCTAAATCAATTCCAACCGACAGCATCAAGCTCACGCAATAACCCAGTAGATATAATCCTATGTACAGTTTTTTCATCGCCTCATCTCCTCATCCATCCGCCACGCCTGGGCGTGCGCTGCGCGTCGGTGCGCCGCATCCAATTGGGCTTGGTCTCCTCGCGTGGAGGCGCCGGCGGCTCGGTCTTGGCGAGCGCGTCCAGATTAGGATTCAGGAGTGCCAAGGCCGCCATATTATAAACGGCGAGGTCCAAGCTTTCATTTCTCGCCCGGATCTTCTGATAATAATGCCCTTCGAGAATGCCGCGTTTATACTTCAGGCGTTTCTCTTCGCTGGCGAGCTGATAAAAGAACTCATCGTCGAACTCTGGCAGGTCCGGGAAATGAATATAGCCCGGCCCGAAGGTGTCGATCTTGAACCGCTCGAACAGCGTATCTTTCGCCGCGACGGTCCCGACCGAATACACGAACCCTCTCCCGACTTTGCTCATACCAGGCCGGGGCGGCACTAGCGGGGCGCCCAGGATCGTGCTCCCCTGAATCGCGTAGATCCTCCCACCACGATAGCGTTTCACAAAATCATGGGTTTCTTTCGTGAAGTGCCCGCGCGTGTCGACTGTGACGGCTTCGACCCTGAGCGCGAGGCCGGACTGATGCGTGCGCCGCTCCTGCAGCCAAGCGGACAGGTCCTCCCACGGCTGGAGCTCGGTCGGGACGCCGTCGAACCGTCGATGGGCGATACACCAGGACTCCTCCCCCACCCCCCAGCCTTGCACGAGGGCTTCGAGCCAGTGGTCCTGGACGTCGATCGCCGCCGTCAGAACCAAGCAGCCGGTCGGACAGGTCGCCGGATAGGCCTCACGGCGTGCAAACAGGCCCTTCTGCTCGACGGTTTCGCCCTGATCCTGCCAGGTCTCCGCGAGTTTGGTGTTATTGAACTTCTTCAGGTAGCGTTTATCGCCGCTTTTGGCCTTGTGGGCGGCGAACACGAACTCCTTGGCCAGTGCCTCCCAACTGACCTTAATCCAGCCATACGGGGCGTACAGGCTCGAAATATGGTAGCTTTTGGTGGGATTGGTGGGATCGTCGTGGACCCACCGCCCCATGTCGAGCATAAACGTCTTGTGATGCTCGGCAATGAGTGCGTGGCACGACTCGCAGCGATAGGCCGCGCGGTGCGTGTCCTTCACGCCGTCGAAGGTAAACACGATCTGCCCCCAGCTGAGCGGTTGCATGATCAAACACAACGGGCACGGCACATGATAGCGGGCGCGGCTGCCAGCCTGATACGCGGGTTCGATCACGCTGGTCGTCGCATCGAGCGGGGTGGACATGCGGAGTGTTTTCGATCGGGCAAACGTCGCGAGCCGGTTCTTCGCGAGCTCGGAGGGTGGCCCTTCGCCGTCGACGTCGGCCGGATAGCCGTCCTCTTCGTCCAGCACGAGATACCGCGCCGACATGAAGCGCAGCCCCACCCCGCTGTTGGCCCCGGTCATGACGAGATCCCCGCCGGTAAACTCTTTGACTAACATCGTGTTGCCGGAATCCCGTGACCGCGCTTCCTTCACGAGGCCCTGCAAGGATGGCGTGATATTCAACATGGGCTGGACGCGCTGCCTGGACACTTTTTTCGCGACGTCGACCGTCGGCTCCACAAACAAGATCGAGGCGGGCGCCCGTTTCATGATGAAGCCGCACCAATGCACCGCCGTCTGCGTAAGCCCCAGTTGCGCGCCCTTCATGACGACCACTTCATCGGTGGGATCGCCGGGACTCAGCTTCTCCATGATCTCCTGGAGGAACGGCGTGCGCGCGGTCCGCCAGCGCCCGGCCTCCGCATGGCGCCCTTGGGGCAGTTCGATATTTTGGTCGCACCAGTCGGCCAAGGATTCGTCAGGATCGAGACGGAGCCCGTGACGAAAGGCCTCGGCATAACACTGGTCATGGTCGTGGACGGTCATCAAGTTGTCCCCACAGGCGCAGCACCGGACAGGGCTTCCAGGGCTTGGCGGATCTCTGTCGTGAGTATCGCATGAATTTTATTTTGATTTGTCTCGGAGGCCAGCACGCCGGCCAACCGATCCGGCAAGCGCATCAGCGTGTCGCGCACAATGCGAGCGATCCGAAAGGCGTCCTTCTCCACTTGTGCTTTGTCGAGCACCGAACTCACCGCTTTGTCATAGTCGAGCTTCGCCATCTTGGCATCGTAGAGTTGCTTGATCTTCCGATACCGGCTCGGCTGCTGGGCCGCAATCCGCTCTCGGTGCATGCGCTCAGTCGCGTCTTCGTCAATGACGGATCCGATCATCTTCACGCGCCCTTTCTTTTTCAGCGCGGTGATGCGCGGTGGTGAGACGCCGAGCCGCTTTGCCATAGAGCGTCCGGTACCTGATCGTGCTGGTTTCGCCATCTAAACAATTAACCCCCTAAGAAATTCCTGGCGGTAGCTCGTTATCGCGATGCCCTGACCCGCATGTATCCACGT